ATTCCAAGAGTTTACGTTAACTATAACAGTCATTTGCTCTTCTCCAAGACCTTTTTCTACAGCTTTTGCAACAGCTTCTTCTACTTTAGCAAAAGAAAGTACAGCAGCGTTAGCAAGTTCACCAACATCTACGATGTTACCTTGGAAAAGTGGCTCAGTAGCGTTAGAAATTTCAAATAATGAAACTCTTTCTGAAGCGATTTTGTGAAGACCTAGCATATCCTTGTGAACAGCTCCTGCTTCAGCAGCACCAGAAAAGAAGATTACGTCAGTAGCTTGTAATGTAGAAGCATCTTCTATAACAGTTACTGTTTTAGCACCAATATCATATCCTGAAATAGTTAATTCAGCTCTTTTTGTAGCTAAATCTGCACTAAATACTTCTATTTTGTGCTTAGTAGTTCCAACCCAAATACCAGCAGCCCATTCTTGATCTTCTACTTTAATTACAGATGGACCAGTTCCAGCTACAGACTCTACAACAGCAATTCCTTGTTGTCCGTAAAGCATTGATACTTCTAATCTGTGGTACATAGATTTCATCATATTACCAGTAAGAAGTTTAATACCTCTTTCAAAAGCACCGTTAGAGTTTTGAGATCTTGAAGCTACAGCAGTAGAAATTGCAGATCTTAATACCATTTCTACAGACTTTACTCTTGCGTTTTTAAGTGTAAATGAACTTGGAGTTCTTAATGCGAAAGCTTCTCCGTCAGATCCACCATAACTTACACCACCTTCTAAACCTAGAACTACTGGTTCGTTATAAGCAGCACCTAGTTCTTTGTCTCCTGGTGCGAAAGGAATCATATCTGCCATTTTAGTATTAGCAGGTACTAAGTCCTTAAGTTGGTTGTAAATTTCTTTAAATAATCCGTTTAGTGAACTTTGAGCGTTTTCTACCCCTGGTAGAGCGTTTCCAATATCAGCCATTTTTAATTCTCCTATAAAATAGTTTTTTGTTAATTTAAAATTTAAAAGTTTTATATAAATTCAACATCAACCCTTTCTCCTTAACTCGATGTTCTAAAGCCCTATTAAGGGTATCTAGAAGTCTCACTAAATTTACTAAAACCTAGTTAAAAGTATATTAATACGAGGTAATATACCTCGTATTTTTATAGTTGTTAAAATTTATCTATTTCTTACACTAAAGAAATCATCAAGTCTGCCCTTCTTTTTAGGCTCTACTTTACTTTCTTCTTTAGGTGCAGATGGTTTGTTCAATGATTTTGCAGACTTAGGTGCCTTTTTCACTTTAGCAATAGTCTTTTTCTTAAGCCTTTCAATACCTTTATTGCCAATATATTGTTCAATCATTTCTTCTGGTAGAGAAGCCATAAGATCAGATATTTCCTTTCTTATTTCAGCTTCAACTGTAGGAAGAATATCAGACACTGAAATTTCATCTGGATCAAATCCACCGCCATTTTCGTTTTGTGGAGTAATTGCCCAAGCTAGAGTATCAGCAATTTGTCGTATAACTCTTGGAGTAGCTGGAAGACTTGGATGTGCATCTAATGCTTCAGAAATCTCAACGTCAAGTTGCATTGCAGCCTCTTCTTGTAATCTTTCGTACTCAAGTTGCTTTTCTCTTTCTTCTTTATCTTTTAATTGTCCTCTTAATTGTTGAAGTTCTAATTCTCTTTGCTCTCTTTCAAGTTCTGCTGGATCTTTCTTCATCTCTTCTAATCTTTGAGCAAGTCTGATTTCGGCTAATTCGTCAGCATCTAAACCAATTTCTTCAAAGAATTGCCAAGGGTTGTTTTTCCAATCATTTACTCTACTCTTAAGAGCATTTTCTAATTCAGCCTTTTCTTGCATTGCTAATTGACCAGCATAGGCTTTTTGAAGTTCTCTTTTTACAGCGTCTTCATCACTTAGGTCAATTCTTTTCTTTAGAGTTTTACCATTAACTTTTAGCTCAAACTCTTTAATCATGTTTTGAAGTTCTTGTTGAGAAGCACCATTTTCTGCAGCTTCTACTAACTCTTCTTCAAGATCTTCTACTGTACTAGCTTCTACTGATTCAGAAGATGCTTCTAATCCAGAATCATCAATAGATTCTTCTACTAGTTCGTTTTGTACTACTTCATCTTGTACATCATTTGTTTCTACGATTTCATCAGACATAATAACTCCTTAGTTGTATATGTTTGTTAGCCATCCACTATGGGTAGGCAGTTTGTAAATCTTATTCTAACATTGATTTTATTTTTGAAAATAACCCTTTCTTTTTCTTCTTCTTTAGTCTTTCTTGCTGATCTTCACTAAGTTCCATTCTTTCTTTATCTTCATCAGACCCTTTAAAGCCTTTCCTAAACTTTGCAAGAAATTCTCCATCTTCTTTTTTACTTTTTTTCATTATCTAACTTCCTTTTAATTTTAGAAAACCTTTTACTACTATATTGATTACCTTCTCTTCTAGCTTTCGCTTTAGCCTTTAAAGCACTTTTCTTTTCAGATTCAGATAATTCTCCCCAAGTTTTTGGAGTACTTTTAGTAACCCTTTTACTAGGTCTGCAGTAACTGTCGTCATCTCCATGACCACATTCTCTACCTTTAGAGTCTTTCCATTTTTCCTTGTGCCATCTAACAAGACCGCCTTGTTTCGCACTAGGCTTACTCATTTCTTATATCCTCCACCCTTTTCCTTGTATTCTTTTACAAGCGCAGAGCTGGCATAAGCACTTGGATAATCTTCTCCAAATTTAGCTTTTATTTTAGCTTTTATTCTTTGATATAATTCTGGCTTAGTAGGACAAGCTCCATTAGCTGTCTTACCTGCACAACTTTTTTTCTTACTCATTTTCTCCCTCTTCAATAACATAACTACTAATTTGTTCTTGTTTTTTTTGATTCCATCCTTTAGGACATCTTCCGAAGGTCCTATCACGTTCTTCTTCTGCAAAAACTACACCCATACCTTCAAGTCTAGTTTTTACCGATCTTTTAAGTACATTTAGATTGTTAATATTATCCCCACCTCTATGTACGTTTTCCGAATTTATATTTTTAATTTTATATGTTACATTTTCTAGATCTAGGTAAACTAGGTACTCTGCTCCAGTTCTTTGAGATCTAATAATCTTATTTGATATTACAATATTTTCTTTATCTGTTTTTTTATATCTTATTCTTTTCATTAGAAGTTACCTCCACCTAAATTCATTGCCAGTAATTCTTCAGGAGTTTGAGGTTGCCCTTGTCCTAATATATCAGGAGCTTGAGCAGGACTAGGCATACCAGGCATTGCTTGAGTCATTGGAGTTCCTTGTAATGGAGCAGAAGCACCTTGAGCACCAGGCATACCGCCTTGTTGTTGAGGATTAATAGGAGATCCACCAGGAGGAGCAAGGGGCTGCTCCCCGATGATGGATAGTAAGTTAGGATCTGTTTCTTGAAGGAGTCTGATATGTTCATTAATATGAGCAAGAGTCCTGGCTACTAATTCTGAGTCAAGTCTTAATGCAGGGTCGGAGAGTACAGATCTGTGTTCTCTAATGTGCATGGCATGGTGATCTGTTGCAATAGCAATGACTTCACTCTGTCCTTTTAATAATGCTTCATTTTCTGAATTTATAGTATCTAATTCGCTTGTAATTCCTTGTGTTGCTGTTTTCAAGTTACCAGTATTTAGTACTTCTAAGTATCTTTCTGGAGTAGTAATTAACCCCATTTGAAGAAGATTTTCTGCAATTTGCGCTCTACCAGCAGGTGTTTGTGCGAGTGCGTTACCGACATCAACTACAACCCTATTTATTGCTTCTAAATCCTCAGACTTAAATGTTACCATTTTACTGGTATTTGATATTCCTGCAATTGCTGCAATTCTTGGAGCATCTGCAAAATCTTTTAATATGTTAATTAATCCAGTTCCTACATCTTCTAATAATTGAATATAAGATTGTTGTAGTCCTGACATAAATTGTAAAGCTTGAGATTGTACTAGTGCTAATGCAGTACCGGATCTTAAACTAGATTCAGGATTACCCCTAGCTACTGAGTTAATGCCAGAAACTGTTTCCATGGTCTTTTCTAACATTCCTAAAAAGTTATAAGTTTCTGGAGCAGTAGATGTAAGTTGTAGTGGTTCTGGTTTCCCAACTGTTTGATTATATTCTATAAAATTTAGCCCACCTTCTAGTTGATTAACTTTTAGATTGTTTCCTTGTGGGTTGAGAATATTTTGCACCCCAAAAGCGTTATTATTAGTCATTATTGTAGAATAAAGACTATTAACAGCATCTTGGAGTGGCAAAATATCCCACATAGATGTATAACCAAAAGGAGTCCCTAGTACGTTCCTAGGAGCTATTCTAAATATAGGTAAGTCTCTATAAGGCATGTCAGTATCTTCTAATACTATATCGCTAGTAAGATACATCATAAATCTACCTTCTGGACAAGCTTCAGTTCTTTTATGATATAATTCATATACTGGTATATCATCAGTTTTACTAAAAGATGTTAGAGATATTCTATTGTTTGAATTTTGAGTGTCTTTAGTTCCAATCCTCATAATTTCTTCTGCATACTCAGGATACTTTTCTTTAAGATTGTACCTGTTTACAAAAGTTCTAATAACTACCCATTCATGTAAATCTGGAGTTTCTTTAGTTGGATCAAATGCGACATCGAAAGGAGATAGTGTGTAAAAATCTACGTCACCATCGTATATTGGAGTGGGAGAAAGCATGTTTCCATCTTCATCTAATGGATTACCTTCTTCATCAAAAGATGCAATATCTTCTGGACTTATATCTAAATAATCACTTATTTCGCCTCTAGTAGCGTTCCATTCCATTTTAACAAAACCAGATCCTAATACAATAGCATATTCTACAGCAGCTTTTATATTACGCTCTAGTCTTTTTTCACGCATATAATATTCTAGTAGTCCATTACCCAGTTCAGCTTGGATTTTAGATTTTCTATCAGTGTTAATTGCCCTACATTGAAAACTAGGTCGAGACCCAGTTACCATATTAAGCATGTGAGTACATAGGTTGGAATAGTGATTTACGGCTAGGTTTACAAGCTCTCCTTGTTCCCCGCCAAAGGTTATTTCATGACTACTAGCGTAGTAATTTCCATGATAAGCAGCCCATGATTTTTTGATTTTATTTAGATAGTTGTTTACACTTATGTTTTGAAACCATTCTTTGGTTTTGTGTTGTAAGTAACTGGCAGCTTTTTCAGATGTATCTGCAGCAAAGTAAACGCTGTCTTTCATTTTAACTCCTAAAGTGGTTTATTACACATTTATAGTTGTTAAAATGGTGTATTTTTAGAGTATATTATTTTATCTTTCCCATGATAGTATCCATAAGTTCCTGTAATTTTGATTCTTTAGGTTTATGGAGACTTTTAAATATTCCTGGTCCTCTTAATTTATTATAATCTTCTGGAAAAGGATTTCTACCTTCATTAACATTTCTAACTAGATATATAAGAGCGTCAAGAGCATCACAGTGGCCTCCTCTAATTTCTCCATTAGGAGTATCTTTTAATTGTATAAAAGATTTTCTATGCTTATCCCATTGTGCATTTTCTAAATGATACCTTAGATGTTTACATCTTTCATGAATTTTAATCTTACCTTGATGTACCCACAACCTAACTTGGTTAATTTGAGCTTCTTTATTATCTTTTTTAGTAGCTATAAAATGAATATTATGTAGCCTAACTAAGTCATTTATAAGCTTTAAATCATTGTCCATAATACGTAAATACGGAGCTACTGGCATGTTAATAGAATCTAAATGAAATCTGAGTTCTTCTTTTTGATTAATTCTTTTAGCTAGTTCGTCAGTAGTCATTTCTGGACCGTTCATTACTAGTTCATCTAATATAACTAACTGAGCGTTCATAAAGTCATAGTAACCGAATAAAACTACAGTTAAGTCTCTAAATCCAATATCTGCTGCTACGTAAGCATCAAAGTGATCTGGAAGGGCTACATCATTTATTATAATTTCATGTTTATTATAGCCATATTCAGGTATTACAGTGTTTTCTGTTAATTTAGGTATTTCACAAAGATATTCGCATCTAAACTTAGGATTTTCTACTCCACCAGGATATCTTGATATAATCTTTTGTATTTTATCTTCATCTACCATTGGAGATTCATATAAAGTATATTTTATAAGCCTTTCTTCTGCTTCTAAAGGGAATACAAATTCTGTATGAAATTCATGTTGAGGATCTTTATAATTTGGAGTAGATGTAAGAATTAACTTACCATCTGTTGTATCTGTGGTAGGAAGTAGTATAGAATTTACTACGTAGTCTAAATCGTCCATAAATCCAGCTTCGTCACATATGAGCAACTGAGCATAACCACCACGTAGGTTTTCGGCATTACCATTATCAGTTCCCGCTATTTGTATTTCTGATCCGTTAGGAAATTGGTATACTTTATCATTAGCTTTCCACATATCAGATAAATTAAACTCTTCTGGGGCATCTTTAAATATTTCACGCATTATGGGTTTAATTATAGTTTGAACCATTCTTTGCTTAGGACAAGCATATTTAACAATAGCATTAGGATTTTTAAGACAAGTTTCAACTGCTAAAAGACAGTTTGTAAAAGATTTACCAAAACGTCTAGATACCAATATACAAGATACATCATGAGTGGTTTCTCTCATGTTTTTATATATATCTTCTTGTTTTCCTTTTAACTTCCAGCTTAATTCTCCCATTCTCCATAGTTTATGCTTAGCCGCAAGTTTTTTTTGCTCTTCTTTAGACATTATTTACCTTTTACTATACTAAATAACTCTGCTACATCTTCTGTTTTTAGTCTTTTGCCTTTAGCTTTTTTACTACTTTGTCCCCGTATCATTCTAAGGTTTTTTATAAGTAAGTCTAATTGTTGAGTATCGTCTTTAGTAAATGTTCCATTTTCAAATAGTTTTTTTAAATGTCCTATACCCTTTACACAAATATACTCTTCTTCAGATATAGCATCTAAGCCATCAATTTCATTCTCAAGCTCGTTATCTAAAATAACCTGCTTCATTTTTTGATTTTCTGATTCTAATTGGAGTATTTTATCCTTTAATATAGATATTTCGTATTCAACATCTTTATAATCACTCATTTATACCTACCAGATAATATTTTCTACTTGTTCTTTTCTTTTTTGAGACATATTATAAATGCCCAAAGAAGTTTGTAGTTCTTTTATCTCTTTATCCTTGTTTTCAAGGTCTTTTTGAAATTGTTCTAGGTAATTTGGACTCTTTTTTGTTTCTAGGTACATGCTAAATGCACATAATGAAGCCAAAGCTATAATAATTATAGAATCAGCTATTTGAGCTTGTTTGTAGTGTGAAAGTGCTAAAAAAGATGCTAATAGCACAAATGGGAGGGCTTTTTTAATAGATTTCATGTAATCTCCTGTAAAAAAATAAAGTCTAGTCTTGTACTAAGGTGTAGATCTTTTCTTTTTTCTTCCGATTGTATTTCTTATTTTAGAAAACTTACGTTTATTCTTATATGTAGGCTTTTCTACCTTATCTGCATATATTTCTTTAAATATAGGATCAGCTTTTCCAAAAGTTAATGCTCCATATGGCTTATTTTTTGACTTTTCCATACTTTTCCCTTAACCTTTCAACTCTTATCCTTCTTCTTTCACTAGCTTTTTTAAAATAATCCTCTAATTCTCTTTTTTTAGCTTCTTTTATCTTTATTTGATCTTCTTTTTCCCTTTCTTCTTTTTCTATAGCGGCTTTTTTAGCTATATAAGCCTGTCTATACTTTACAGGAGCTCTTTCATCACCAGCTATTTCAAATATTCTAGCCCTTTCTCTTTCTTTTTTTCTTTTAGCTATTCTTTCAGCTTCTTTTTTGTCTTTTTCAGCTTTCTTTTTTGCTATAATAGCTTTTATACGCTCCATTTCTCCCATCATACCACAATCCTCCTGATTAATACAATGTTATAGTTGTTAAAATGTACTTATTGACTTACATTACTTATAATACTATTATAATTACTGGAGGATTTAATATGATAGTAGGAAAAGTGGCAAGGGATTATGCATTTTTTACTTTTATGGCAGAAGATTTAGAAGAAGCTATAGAAATGGTATGTGACACGCTGTATATGGAAACTAAATTAGCATCTTTAGGATATTTAGTACCTACTAATGAGGATTCATGGAACTTTTAATAATATTATATCTTTCTATATATCTAGGACTGACTACTTTTAGAATATATAATTATCCAGAAAGATTAAGTGCTTTTAAAATAGCTATAATATCTTCTTTATATCCTCTACAAGTATTGATATTTTTTCTAAATATATTTTTATACTTTTTTGGAATCTACCTTCAGTACAATGCAGCTATTATAGTGTCGGACGAAGATTACAAAGATATGACGGATAAGGACTAATATAATTTTAGTGACAGATGGGCTATTTTATATGAAAAATATAACAAAAAGTACAAAAAGTGACAGATATATTAAAATAAGGGTGGAAAGCCCTTTCGTTTTTTGTTTCACAAAAATACGATCTCCCGAAAAGGTGTAATAACATGAAAGAATTACTAATAGCATTGTTTTTTAGCAGTCCGCAGCCTGTAAAGCAAGAAAAAAAACCTTGTGAAACAGATTTTTCTTTACTAAAACCAGAAACCCAGGTAAAATTAGGAATGGCATGTTCTACTGTTAATAGAACACATGTAGTGTGGTCTATTCGCAAGAGAAAGGAGATCTTAGAAAGTGACAAAGAAATTTAAACCAGAAACAGAAAAATGCCCTATCTGCGATACCAAGTGGACTAGAACTTCTTTTGGAGCTAATATATGGTATGATTGCAAACCTTGTGGAAAAACAGCAGAAGATATAGTTGTATTAAAAAAATCCTCTGCTTCTGGAACTAAAGAATATAGACTAGGTAACATAGAAGATTGGGAAGAGCTTATTTCTCAATTAGATTTTGATTATGATGGAGATGATTGGGACGGGACTTTTTAGACATGGACTTAAGATTATATGCAGGGTGTACTAATACTCTAGTCCTGTCTGCTACGGTGTATTTAAAAATATATGACAAATTTGGATACTTTTTTACAAGTAAAATGAACCATTCTGGTGCATATTCTATGAATTACTGGTTTTTTTTCGATAAAAAACTAGAAACTAGTCCAATGTGTAATGGTAATCAGGGATTTTTATTTAATTCTCAAGGTCAGGTATATGAATTAGAGTTTGATTTAGATAAAGGAACTTTTCGTGCGTTTAAGCCCATTTGAAGATAAAGAAAAAATTGAAAAAATTAAGAAAGAAAGAGAAGAATTACTTAGGATTCTAAGTACTTATAGCATTTCTGAGTCAGAAAAGAAGTTTATAATACGCAGAATAGATGTAATAACTGATAAATTACTAGAAAAAGCTAGATATTCTAAAAATAAACTATAGGAGTTGTCTTGGAAAAGATATACGTAGTGTTTTTGCACCGATTTGAAAACAAATTAATGTCTGGAGAGTTGATTAAAATAACAGATGCTGGTTTTTTCTGTATTAAAGCTCATGATAATAGATTTTATTGGGTAGACGATCCAGGAGATGTAAGATGGGTTGAATCTTATGATGCTTTAAGAACGTATGAAGACATAGAAAACTGGAAAAACGACTATAAATCCTATAAAATTTAAGTAAATGTATTACTTTTTATCCTTCTAAAATAACAACTATATTTATAAAGGAAGGAGAATAGAGCATGAAATTACTACAAATGTGTATTACCAATGAATTGGTGTATAATTTTACAGAATCCGAAGAAATATACGTAGGGTGGAAAGAATTACCATATTCACCAAGATTAAATAACATATTACAAGATTATGAAGACATTAGAAGAGAATTAAAAGCTTTACAAATCCTTTTTGAAAGAGAACTAGAAAGACTAGAAAGTGATAAAAAGGAAAGTTTTTAAATGAAAAAGCTATTATTAATCAACGAAATGACTCGATATAATTTCGCCTACTCAGAAAAACAATATCCTGGCTGGGAAGAGCTTCCAAAAACAGATCAGGAGTTAAATAGACTTATAGAAGAATATGAAGAAACAGTCACTGAACTTGAAATGTTACGTCTAAAAATAGACTATGCAATTCTTAGATGCGACATGGAAGGAAAAGACTAGCAAATTAGCCCTTAATTTGCCGTTTAAATTCTCTAAACACCCTAACCCTATACTTTATATGTCTTATCTAAAAAACGCAAATAAAGCTAATTTAAGAGGTTGTCGAAATTAAGTGTAATAAATAGGAGCAGTATTGAAATATATTAGAATATGGCTTATTGGAATTGATGATTCTTATGTTGATAGATTAGTCTCTGATGATATATACTTATATTTGGCAGATCTTGAGAAAAGCTTTGATCAGAATAAACCATATGCTCCACAGTTTAGAATAGAAATAATTAAAGATTATTTAGAGGATTTATGAATATAACAGAAAGTGCATTGGTTTTTGTATTAATGAGTTTTTTTTTTGGGCATAACAGCAGTTGTTATAATTATATCAACTCCTTTAGTATTACCTGTATTATTATGTAAGTATATAATAGATCAATTAAATGGAGTAAAGTAAATGGTAAATAGGGTAGTATAGAGGTTATATTACGTGTAATAAATATATTTAGTACCTACGCACTCTCAGCCCTATACGTAACCAACAGTACACAGCTAGAACCACCCACCCCCCCTACAATCCCCATGCCAACTTTCTGGTATCGCTCTTGCATTAGCAATTACTATGCCAAGCATTCCCCCCTGCAAATACTGTGCCATATTGGTGGGCACGATTCTTGCATTAGCAAAATACTTACCACATACTTGGTACCATCCTTGCATACATCACTCTCCAATATTACATTATATAGACTAGAATATATAAAGTAACTAATTATCTGTCATCATTGTAATACTGAATTTTATTTTAATATAGTGTACTTTCCCCTTGACAGGAGTTGTAAGTGTGGTATACTAGTATTAGGAAATGACACGTAGCACAAAGAGAGGGACATATGATATCAGTATTTATTGGAGACTACCACTACAAGTACAATGGTGATGGCGGCATTATAACTAATACATTGATTGGTAACTCAGTATTACTAAGTAAAAAAGAGTCACAGTTATGCAACAAGAGTAATCTAAATATTACAAGTACTATAGTAAAACACCTAACTTGGTTAAAGGGAGAGTAATATGTTAACAGTAATTAATGATGACAGTAATAAATATAGATTTGTATATGATTCAATAAAGAACAAGGGCTATATAGAAACTGATAACAATACTTGGATTTTAAATAATAAAGACATATGTAACGTATTAGACGACTACAATAATTTAGAGTTTTTAGTCGGAACCATAGAGTTAACTGGTTCTTTATACTAAATACAATACCTTCTCCTTAGTTCTATGGATGGAACATTTTTTAGAAAAGTACTTGACAGGATATTTTAGATAAGATATAATTTATATAGAAAATGACACATAGCACAAGGGAGATATCATGCAACTATTAGAGGACTTTACTGGAGATTGTAGGAATGTACAGTATGATTATAGCTTATATTGTACTGATAGTGAGTTTATATTGGAGAGTTATTTGGAAGATGAGGTAATGGATAGAGTGATTTGGTATAAAAATTCAACTAATTATAAACTAATACTATCTTTAATTGAGACTATCAAAACAAGATAATACATTTAACACTTATACGGATATAATAGAATACATTTCAATGGTCCCACCGATTTAACAAGCATTGTTCAATGCAACATTATACACTTCTAAATAGCTCCAAGGATAAGGGGCTATATCTTTATAAAGCTACGTTTCAAGGCATAACAATACTTTACTAGTAGTCCGAAAAACTCTAGTTTGGTTATGTTATGCGCTTAACTTTATTTGTACTTTCGGTTAAGGCTTTAGCTATCAAGCTCTGATTGGTCGCATTTTAGAGCGTGTACTTACTCTTTATACTAAACTAAGCGTTCCGCTACAAACTTAATCCCTCGACTTGTAGTGATATACTAACCTAAGTTAGTGGGGCTATCCTAGTCGCCTCTTGCATGTACATCTTAAGGCATTTTTTTACGGTCTTAGTCTTATATATATATAGTTGTTAAATTTAATTACTTACGGATAAGTTACGGAATTGTTACTCTTTTATTGAAATCATTACAATATTACATTTTTTTACACACTATGTTATTTTTTTGTTGCATTGCATTGCGTTATACACTATAATTAATATTAAGGAAATAAACAAAAGAGGGACCGTATGAACAATCAAACAAAAATTACAGAATCAATGGACGCTTTTACAAAGAGTACTTATTTGATGTTATACAAAGAGTTAAATATTTTATTAAAAAAGATAGAAGTTTATAATATTATGTGGGGAAACGATAGTAATGAAGTAAAAGAATTAGATCAAAAAGTTTATGACATTAATATTAAGTTACTAAATATTTTAGATAATCATAGGGGCTTGTAATGTTTATACACGATATCTTAATATATTTAATTATAACTGCTTTATGTATATTTTTTAGTATAATATTAGATATTTATGAATCATACAAAGTTTATAGAAATAAAAAGAAAGATATAAAAAGCTAATGGTATTAAAAAAGGAGTATAAAAATGAGAATAATGTCAAGAATTGTAATTTTATCGGCTGAATTAGAAAATAACACTTCAGAAGAGAATAAAAGAAGAACCTCTAATTTAGAAAAATGTCTTGCTGAGTGTAATTTTCATTATGGAAAATCTGAAGGATTTTATCAAGGTAATTTAGAAAATAGTTTTGTAGTTGTGGTAAGGGATAATGTAGAATTAGAGGCTTTAAAGTCATTTGCTTTCTTAAACTTCAAACAAGAGTCTATTTTACATCAAGATAGTAATGGTTTAAGTTGGTTGATTTACTCAGATGGAAAAGAGCAAAAGCTAGGTAAATTACAAAGAGTTGATGAAAAAACAGCAAAGAGTAAAAATAATTATACAAAGTTAAATGATTTATACTATACTATTTAAAGACATTGTACTAAATGGAGAAATTAATGGATAAAACTAGATGGATCAAAACAGAGCAGCAATTCAAAAAGAATAGTATAGTTGAAATTACAGAACCTAATGGTCTTTTAAAAAAGTCTACTAAAAAAACATATAGAGTAATCATGTCAAGTGATATTCTAAATAGAGATGAGGACGGTTATTATGTTACAATTTTTGAAGAAATTAGCAAACAAGATAGTGAATAGAAAGTATAATACTCAATTTAATAAAATGAGATTAGACTTTATAAAGGAAAAGGATTTATGGAGTTAGGAGCATTGGCTTTTATGTTTAGCAATATTGATAATCTTCATGATCTTTTTAGATTAAAATGTATATTTTAATAAAATAGTTGACACGTTGCATATAATTTAGTAAAGTAACTATAGGAAAGGAAATAATAATGAATAAAAGGCTTATAGAAGACATTGACGGCATGGAAAATGACCTTTTAAGACATTACGAATCATGTTCTAAAGATGAATTAGTTGATCTTATAATGGAATTAAAACATGAGGGACAAGACGAAAATGATTTTATAGAAGACTGGATAAACCTTTGTAATGGTAAAGTTGTTAATAAAAATGATATCGACCTAAGAATTGATTATGCAATGGAATATGAGAGGGATAAATGATAGTAAATAATTATGAAATAAAACCCTATGCAGACTTACGTGGGGCAAACTTACGTGGAGCAAACTTACGTAAGGCAGACTTAAGTGGGGCAAACATACAGGAGGCAGACTTACGTGAGGCAGACTTAAGTGGAGCAAACTTAAGTGGGGCAAACTTA